GTTTGCGAAGCTGGGTAAGTACTTTTTTAGCATCAGTCCAGCGTAGAATAGGAACACCACGAATACCAGCTAGTGCATTGGTGCCTTGTTCAAAATTCATAAACAAAGCACGAGGAAGCTAACTTCCAAATGTGGATTTACCTGTCTTTGGTTGACCATAAATCAATAGGAACTTTCCCTTAAGATCACGAGAAATCTTGGATGGTTCTAAGGAGAAAATATCAATATCTGCCATTCAAATCACCTCTTACTATAAGAGAGGAAGTAAGGCTTACGCCTTACTCCCAATCATACTTATGAGTAGTAGTTTCTGGAGCATTTGCGGCAGAAGTATTCGTAGAAGCTTTCTTTCTAGCATCAATCTGCTTCTGCTCGATAGCAGCCTTGCGCTCAATAAAAGCTTTCTTAATATCATTTTCATCATATGCAAACTCATCTTCCTTTGGTTCATCATCACCAGTTGTAATAATGAGTTCACGAACAAACTGTGTAGTTGGACCTTCGGGAACATCTTCGCCCCAACCAGAACTCTCTCCAGAGGGTGCGACTTCCTCAGATGTAACTCGAATTCTTCCCTTTACAGTTACAGTCTTATTGATAGCCCAATTACGAGTAATATAATCAATTGTATCAGGATTTTCGACGAAAAACTCAACTACATCAAGCTTTCCACCATACTGGACTACGCCGCCCTTAATCTTTAGACGACCAGTAACATCACCGTCACGATTGATTTCCTCATCCATTGACATAATAAAAATCTCAACGATAAAGGATGCGGCGTCCATCATTGTATCCTGAGCACGGTTAACAAAAGAACCGCGAATCTGCCAGCCATCAATTAGCTGACCAGTACGAGAAATAAAATAATTTTCCTGAAGCGAAGCGCCAGTTAGACGAATACGGTCTGCCTTTTCTAGACCAAAATCCTGTACGGACTTCATCGTTTCAAGTTCCTTTAAGCTAGCCCATGCTGGATTAGCCTTACCAGTAGAAGTATGTTCCGTCGCAAAGATGCTAATCGGTACTTCACTAGTTTCATTCTGATTATTATATGTCTGAGTTGTACGAATAACTACATTCGCGCGCTTATAGGGTCTACCATCAGAAAGAGTACCAGACCCAAACTGTACATTCAAAAGCTTTCCTACTAGATTTAGTTTATTTGTTGCCTGCGTTGTAATTGCTTTACTCATTTTATTTTTACTCCTTTCTTAATTAAAATTCATCTGTTGCTGTAGTTGTTGCTGCCTTCTTCTTCGCGGCACGTTCAGCCGCCTTTCTCTCCTTCTCAGCTAGCTTTTCTGCGGCCTTCTGAGCTTCTTCTGCTACAGGGTCATAAGCTAGACCTTCTTCGGTTAGTGTATGATATGGAACCTTACGAATCTTTGCCTTACGAGTTTCGGTCGCAGGAGTTTCTTCAACTTCTTCTACGCGAGTCGTAATTGCATATTTCCTCTTAATTAGATTATTTATAGAACCCGTTACGGCAGAAAGTGGGATGCCTAGTTCCGCCGCAATCTCCTACTTACTATATTCCTTACCAAAATTCTTCTTGAGTAGATTTAGTACCATTTCGCTGTTTACAGTCATTTTCGTTTTCTCCTTTTATTTAAAATAATTATTTTTATATGAGCTTTCGCTCTTTACATAAATATTATATCATAATTTTTATTAAAGTCAAGTATTAGGTTCTTCCTCAATAGAAAAACTTTTTTCCAGCAATTCATCAAATGATTCATCTGATGTATCAAGCAACTTCTGAAGCTTTGGAATTAAATCATTACGATAGCCTTCAATAGCCTTTCTACGTAGAGAAATCTGTCCTTCAAGTTGTTCAGCAATTACAAAAGCACCAATTGCTAACTTTGCACAATCTGCCTTATCGACTTTATAATCTTCACCGGCAGCAGTAATACGCTCAAGTAGGTTATTAAAATCATCACGCATTATTTCAGCAGTCTTATAACCTTCTTCATCTTTCTTTTCTTTATCATAGTCCATTACTTGTTCCGCAGAAATTGCAGTAGCTTTAGCGATTTCTTTAAATAAATTAATATATCTTTTATTCATATTTTACTCCTTTTACCGCTCGTCCGGTAATTTTATATTCTTTAGTTCCTACCCATTGAGCATCTTTTACATAACCATCAGAATCCAGTTTAATTGCTTTTACACCTTTAGTAAGACGTCCAGTATAGCTAATTTCACTTAATGGATAACAATTATAATAATCAGTGTTTGCGATAACAACAATCTTATCATCATCATCACTACTTAAAACAACATTAACTATTAAATCATCATCATCCATTTTATTAATAGCTACACCTTTTTTCGCGCGGGCGAGATATTCATTTATATAACTCTTTTTAATAAAGCCTTTTTTAGTAACGCAAGTTATAGACTTATAAGCATTCAAACGAGTTATCTAAATGACTATCTCGCCCGCGCGAACAAAGGTGTTGCTATTAATAAAATGGATGATGATGATTGAATAGTGAATGTTGTGTTTGGT